TCGTATGACGTGCCCTTGCCGATCACGACTGGCGTTGAGCTTGTGACCTGCACGATTGGGATCTGCGTCGCAAACTCAGGAGCCTGCTCAGCTTCATTGTACAGCTTGGCGATGAACTGACCCAGGCCATACGAGTTGCCGCTGAACGACGCCTCGCGACCATCGACGAGCCAGCAGTTGACCTCGAAGCCCTGCTTGTAGACCTCGCTCGGGCGCGGGATCTGCTCGGAGGGCGACGGCCAGGGCTGCCAGTCACGCACGCCGATGTCGATGTGCAGCCAGCCGAACTGTACGTTTTTGATGTCTACCGCGAAGCCGCGAGACATGTCGATGTTCTCGTCGCCGGCCTCCGTCTTAACCCACCAACGGTTTTGCGGTAAATTTGACCGTATAAACAATGAATTCCCAGAACCCTCTGAACCTGATCCGAATGATATTGGCATATGTTGTCTCCTAGACTATGGTTGCCGTTTCTCAGTCAATCTGACTGAACTTAAATGAGTAGCGCGGAATTTGGATCGTTTTCAAGTCCCCAAAGTCATAACCCCACTCGTTGCTCTCGCTCGCCTTGCGATATTTCTCGAGAGCATACTGAACTGCTGCCTTCCCCTCATCGAGGCTGGCAAAGTCCAATTCGTACACGCCCACTAGGTGTGGGCGCGTTTTTTGCACCGCTATGAAGCAGAAGCGGTCTATCTCAAAGCCGGCATTTTCCATGCAACGGCGGTAAAACATATCCTGTATATGATACCCCAGGTTGGCGCATTGCTTTGCAAAGCCCTCTGGGTCCGACGCAATTGTCGTCTTGAGATCTATCAGCGCGCCAATGTCACGGCGCCAACCGTCCGGCCGGCACCGCATGTCGACGCCTGTTGACGGATCTTTGGCGAATATGCTGGCCTCGCACACAAGGTCGCCGCTGAGCAGCTCCGCGGCTGCACGATTTGAGCGCACCGCCTCCGCCATGTCAGCGGCCAGGCGGTAATCCGCCTCCGTGAGCAGCAGCGCCCCAGCTTCCTCAGCCTCCAGCTTCTTGCGCTTCCAGTCGAGACCGCGCCGCGTCTCGGGCCCGCACCACACGCTTTCCGCGTGCTGCGGCTCAAACACCAGCGTGTGCGTGGCCGTGCCGACGTCGAATGCGGGGCTGCTCTTGAACTCGCCATATTTATACTCGGCCGGCGATCCAAGCGCTATCGTCTTCGCACCGCTGGCGCTGAGCGACGGCTCGAGGTGGTACGCCTCGTTTGTCATGTCAAGTTTTACAGTCATTCCCACTCACCCGCTGTTGTTATTCTAAACTCCGTCTTGATCTCCAAGACATACGACTTGTATTCAAGGTCTCCGTCTGGGTCGTGCTTCCAGAGCATATAGTCAGCCTGTTGGCGTAAGCCATTCATGCTGGTATAAACCCCATCAATCTCGATACACGTCTTCCCGTCTTCGACCACGGCCACTATGTAGCTCATCTCTCCCCCCTCCCATACGCGGCGATCAACAAGCTCTCCGCGCGGTGTTCGTCCTTCTTGCGCTTCAATCTCAACGCGAGATCTGGGAACCACTGCTGCGCCTGGCGGCGTGCGGCGTCCTTATCTTTTGGCAGGTTCATGCTCGACTTCCACTTGGCCGGACGCACTTCGCTGTACGGGTGGCCAGACAGAGCGGCAGTCGTTAAGATTTGGCCGTAGGCGAAACCCAGCTTGAACACTGAAACCACGCCCTGCTTTGGCATAGCCTGTTGTTTTTCCAGCCAAATGTGCTCGACAGGGCCGGCGCTGTTTATGATGTCGAGCAGCGCGATCACGTCGACGCCACCTTCAGTGTAGACCGGCAGGTCGTGCACCTCGGCGAAGTTGTCGCCCAGTAATGCGACGCCGCCGGTGCGATAGCCGGGATCAATACCGATCGTAATCTTCGACAACATATCCACCCTTTTTGAGATGTTCGACGATCAGTCGCTCTATCGTCAGCGAGGCGCTGACGCGTTGACTTGCACACTGCTCTTTCAGCATCTGCGCTATATCAGCTCGAATGCGCGGGCCGATTTGTTTCAACTCATGTTTCACGGGTATCCCTCCATTTGTTTGTACAGAGTTAACATACTGAGAGCGGACGTCAAGGTGGGGTCAACATATTTCTTTTCTGTCGTCGCCGTGTTAATATGCGCCAGAATAAAGTGGAGTTCACAATGGAAGCTGACGTTATGTGGAGCGGACTACTATCAATCGTTGTTACAGGCATTGGCTTTTGGGTGAAGTCGTGGACCAATGAGATCACGCGGTTGCAGATCCTCATCAACCGGACGCGCGAAGAATACATCACCAAGGCGGACAGCTCCGACCAGATGAATAGGTTGATGACGCGGCTGGACGGCCTAGACGCCAAAATAGACCGCTTGATAGAGAGAAAATGATGCTGTGCGTTCTGGTCTTTGTGAACTTTGGACACGCTTGGATACAGGGCGCAGGTAATGTTTTGGTCAAGTCCTGCTACTATGAGTGCGGGCAGACAAAGGCGAGTAAGGGCCAATGGTATGACCGAAAGTACAGCGTGCCGCCGCGATATATCTGCCCGAAAAGGTTTGCAGAAGCATGATTGATCCAATTTCCGCCATTGCCATTGCGGCCAGCGCCGTGAACAATGCCAAGTCGTTGATAGCCGCTGGTCGGGACGCTTCGTCAGCTCTGAGCAAATTCGCTGGTGCTGTTTCTGACGTAAATTACGCGGCTGAGAAGGCGAAAAATCCGGGTGTGTTTGCGTCTCTGACCGGCTCCGCAGAGCAGGCTGCAATCGACGCATTCTCTGCGCAAAAGCGTTTGCAGGCGATGAAGAAAGAAATAGAGACAATCATCATGTACCAACACGGGCCGAAGGGTCTGGAAGAGTATAAAGACACGCTCCGCAAGATTAGGGCGCAGCGCAAAAAGACTGCATACCGCAAAGCTGAGATTAAGGAAGCTATAATAATGTGGGTCGTTGGCGGGATAATCGTGATAGCTGGCATCGCTGGGCTTGGAGCGGTGCTTTACTTGATCGGCAAGCAACAGGGGAAATGGTAGATGAAAGATGCAGAGATCATACGTTTGTTCGATCAGAACCTTGAGCTTGTAATTGAGGGCTTGGCTGCGCGATCTGGTCGAGAGTTTAGAGAAGTTCTTTTACTTTTGCAGGAAGGTAGGAAGTTACATGGCACACACGATCTTAGATGACTGGAAGGTTCTGCCGCGCTTGATGATGCTGGCGGTCACTGTGCTGACATATCAGGCTGTGCATTGGTTTATGTCGCTACCTGATCCCAGCGTTGCCCAGTCAGGGCTTGTCAGCGTCTGTATGGGCGCGCTCACAGGCTGCTTTGGCATCTGGATGGGTAAGGAGAGCAAAACGAGCGTAACCAGCACTGGTTCAAGCTCAAAGGTAGAGTATGAGGTGGGGCAATGAGTTTTCTCAGCGATCTAATAGCGCCAGCCACTGAGCTGGCAGGCAAATTCATCCAAGATAAAGACCAGGCCGCTCGCTTGGCGCATGAATTAAGCACGATGGCCGACAAGCACGCTCAGCAGGCCATGCTGGCGCAGATCGAGGTCAATAAAGCTGAAGCGGCCAGCGGTTCAGTGTTCAAGGGCGGGTGGCGTCCATTCATAGGCTGGGTTTGCGGTGCTGCGTTTGCATATCATTTTGTGTTGCAGCCATTCATAGTTTTCGGCGTCACCGTAGCTGGCGTCACCATTCCAGAGCTGCCTACGTTTGACATGGGCAGCTTGTTGACTGTTATGATGGGGATGCTCGGGCTTGGTGGCTTGAGAAGCTACGAAAAGAAACAGGGGTTAACGAAATAATGGCTACACCAGCGAAGGGCAAGGCCCGAGTTAAAGTCACGGCCAGCGGGCGCAAGGTTAGCTACGGCCAAGCCGGCAAAGCGAAGGGCGGCGGACCTCGGGTCAAGCCCGGCACGAAAAAGGGTGACGCGTACTGCGCGCGATCCGCAGCGCAGAAGAAGAAGTTTCCAAAGGCGGCGAAAGATCCCAACAGCCCGCTCAATCTATCACGCAAACGCTGGAAATGTTCCGGCACAAAATCGAAGAGGTCATAACATGAAATACGGTAACAAGTCAGGCTTCAAGCCATGCCCAGGTTGTAAGTCCAAGTCACTCTGCACCGCCGCCGGCGCTTGCAAGAAGAGCGTAAAAATCAAAATGGCGTAAGGAGTGCTGAGATGTCACTTTATAAAAACATCGCGAAAAAGCGTGCGCGCATTAAAGCCGGAAGCGG